GCTCTCTAGTTAGTGTTGCAAATCAATTTTCTCAATCTTTGCGGCAGGAATTTGGGAAGAATTCAGAGGAATATAAACAGGCCGTTGAAGCAGAAAATCAACTGCCATGAAAACCTCCCTCTCCAAGAAAGGTAACCTTTACAAGGGTAAGAAGGTGACGTTGAACAATCCGTTCTACACGCCGGGCGAGCGCAAGAAGAGTGCTGTCTACGTCAAGAATCCTGCCGGCAAGGTTGTCATCGTCCGATTCGGCGATCCTAACATGACGATCAAGAAGAGTGATCCAGGACGCCGCAAGAATTTCCGTGCGCGGCATAACTGCGACACGGCAACCGATAAGACAACTCCTCGGCACTGGAGCTGCAAAGCTTGGTAATTTTATGCATAACATGAAAATGGGCGGTGACGGTCCTAGCAAGCAGGCCAAAGATCCTGCTGCTCTCGCATCCTACCTCGGTAGCAAAAAGACCGGTAAATCAAAATCCCAATCCCTCGCATCAAAGGGCCGCCGCCGCCGCGCCGCCGGTGATAAGTCCTCTAGCTACGCCTAGGTCTCCCAGTCCACGGCTTCTTACTCGCAGGAGCCTTATCCACCACAAACGGTGCATCAGGTGCGTAATCCCATGAGATAGTTCCAACACCACGCTGGATCATTATCGCTCCAGTCGGCTTCCCGTTTTTATCCGTCATACCGGATCTATCTCCTCGCTTGGCCATTCCGAGCATGAATTGTCGAGGCTGGTTAAACCCAACCTCCTTCATCACCATCACCTCTCTCGCCCAGTTCGTTAGATCGGACGATCCGAATCCTGAGTAGGCCATGTCTGCCACGCTCTCTACCTTGTTATCGTTCCCTTTGGGCTTCGGAAAGTGATGAACCAGAATTATCACCACCCCTGTCTCCATCATTATGGGCTGGAGCAAGTGACGAGTGAAATTAGCGCACACCTCGATGTCCGAGGGATTACCGCCGATATACGATAGCAGCGGATCAACGTAGACGATATCCACTTTTGTTTTGCGAACGAGCTTCCTAAGCATCACCGCAAAGTCGATTCCGGTCCTTATGGTCTCCCGAAAGAACAATACGTTCGACGATCTTAATCCCGCTTCCCACCCGTACTCACCATAAACCATCTTGGCCGCACCTTTCAGCGAGTCATACTGATCGGCGATATCGTTCTCGGCTTGGATGTAGGCAACCTTCAATGGGCGTACCGGCTTCACCCCAAACCAACCTTCGCCTGCTGCCCACTTCAATCCCTGATAGATGACCATTGAACTCTTACCGCATCCGCTCTGACCAACAAAAAGAAGGGATGATCCGCGGCGGAGCCACCTATCACCAATCAGATTATCAGGATCGTTATTCGGATCGTAACTGATGATGCTCTCTATCGAAAACTCCTGCGGTAGATTCTGCGAATCAATGTCGTCCTTGTACGCTTCCCAATTTACCGCACCAACATTGATGGCCAACAACTTCTGCTCGTTGCCATTTCGCATGACACCTGCCAGACGACTAAACCTGCTCGCATTCTTGTTCTTCGGATCAATCCCGAGGGCTTCCAATTGGTGATAGACAACGTCTCGACGCTCCAGCCATTCGGCTTTGTTCGCCGCATCAACTCGAACCCAGCCATGCAGACTCTTGCCACCGGAATCGATCACCACAGATATCGGAAGCTTAGACTCCTTGAGAATCGTCCATTGCTCGTCCTTCGTCTTCTCATCCATCTCGACCAAGACATGACGGAACACCGATACCCCAGCGTCAGATCCGCTCTCGTCTAGGCAGGGATTAACTCGGACATACGCTCCCTTGCTATCGTCTCCCATCCACATAGGGCTAATGGGAGCCGTGAAATGATTCTTGATCCATTCATCACGCTTGAGAAATGTACCCTTGGAAGCTGGCCTACATCTACCTTCCTCGTCACAGATGATGTCGTTGCAAATGCAGACAACTTCATCCACCTCAAAGCAGGTTTTGAGGAAGTCGATGGTTGTGTATTTTGAGATCGGTTCCGGTGCTTTCTGGATGTTCTTCTGAACGATGAACTTGCCGGTCGATGAGACGGGAGTTCCGCTCTGCGCGACTAATAGCCAGCCCTTTGGCTTGTCGTGAGGAACCTTCGACGCTTGATCTAGCTTGTGGGCCAATTCATGCGCATTCCACGGCGGTAGACACTTAGCGTTGTACTCATCGAAAAGAGTCTCAGCATCCGCTGTATTAAGCTCGAAACCGTGTATGAGAGCCGTTGCAACGGCGAAGGTGCTTCCATGTCCATTCTGACCTGTGACGGCCCCCGGCGTGTTCCTGAGCCATGCCCTTGCACGGTCGATCTTTGATTGAGTCATTCGATTCCAAGTTGTTTACGCGCTATGTCTCCGCTCTCGCCAAGATCACTCTCGGCGATTTTCTGGAGAGCTAATTTTGATTTTTCGATAGTTCGGAAAAGGAGAGCCAGCTCTTTTGGCGTCATTAAATGCTTGCTCCAATGTTGGATTGCTATGGAGCGAGATTTAAATTTCGCAAAGAGCTGCTCTTGTGCGGTGATGTATAATTTAGGACTTCTGTTCAGGAGCGTCAGGTTCCTCGTCCCAAAGCAAAGTGCAGGATCAGAAGCGCGTCACAGTTCTTAAGAGTGACATCTAAGTGAGGATAAAGTTCCTGAGCCTTAGCCTTGAGCTTTCGTTTCCACTCCGGATAGTCCTTGCACGATGTCTTCCCACCGAGTCCCAGAGGAGCCTGCCACGCTTTTGGAGCTGCTCGATGCAGAGCGTACCCATAAGCATAAGCAGCAGCCTCAATCCGACCGAGGTTTCTGTGAAGCACGGCCATTGACGAGCTTTTCGTCATGGGAGAAACAAAGTTCGGAAGATCCTCGACCCACAACTCTGCATTGGCCGTCTTTAACTGATTAACGAGAGCGCATATGTCCGGCAATGACTCCGGCATTTTGAATAGGACGATCCCCTCGGGAGTGTTGACGGCGAATCCGCCGCCCACTCCTGGGTCTACCGCAACGATTGGTCTGTTTGATTTCATAGAAGTTTTGGATTTTCACTAGCCCGCTTAATTGATTCTCTCATATGTGAATATTTTGCTAACCCGGTTCCATCGCATGAGTCAGCCCCTAGTTCGTCAAAGTATTCGTACCTGCCTGGAGTATTGATTCGTCCAATATGACACCATTTCCCTATAATCTTGGATGCTTTGACAATTGCAGAGGCGTGACGCGACATTTTCCATTCAGTTGATCCGCCGATAAAGATTGCGTCGATTTTCTCCCAAGGAATCGAGAGAGACTCCTGCCCATCTTGACACACTAGCGCAATGGGCCAGTCAGTAAGTTTTTGATGCCACTGATCAAAACATTCCAAAGTTCTAATTGCAGAACCAACAACATCAGGTGCGGTTACAAACCGACAGAGATTCCTTCTAGGTTCATGCTTTTTAAGTGTCCGAATAAATGCGTCAGCGTTGAACTTACTGAAAGCTCCGTTATCAATTCCAAACATCCCATCGGGACGCTTTGGATTCAGAAAAGTCAGTGGAGTAAACAACTGCTCAACCTTTACTCCCAGTTCACTTTCGCACACATCAAAGTCTGTGGATGTATCTAACATCACGATCATAGGCCAGAATTGTTGAGTTTAACGCAAGCGGGACAGACTCCACAGGGCTTGAAACCTCCTTTGTAACAGGTCCAGATGTTTGAGCCATCAATCCCCATTTCACGCGCCAATCCAGCAATCTCCCACTTGCGCTTGTCTAAGTATGGAGCGCAAATTTCGACGCTGTATCCTGATTCATTGATCGTCTTTTGCATCGCATCAATAAATCCTCGTCGGCAATCCGGAAACTGCTCTTCGTCGTCCTTGTTGCATCCAATCATCACGGTATCAGAGCCGGACTCGCAAGCGAAGTTGACGGCAATGCTCAAGAAAATTGCGTTTCGATTTGGTACTACCCACGATTGCTCAGTTAACCCACCGAGTGGAGGCAGATCAACAACGGTAAAACCCACTCCCATTCGATTCGCGTGATACTTGGCACACAGCAATTCTTGGCTGTGACGTTGTTTGTAGTCGAAAATAAGCCCATGTAATTTATGCCCCTTATTTAACAAGTCGTACATCAGGGTTACGCTGTCGAGTCCACCAGATAGTAGGTGGATAATTTTTTTGTTCATATGTGAAGTTTTATTATCTTACATGCATAAGATTGTTACGTTCTCAGCCGCGATTCTAACCGCACTTTTAATCTCTCCACCTTCGTTCCATTTCTCGACTTTCACCCTCCCCTTAACTCGCACCAATGCGCCATTGGGGATGTCGATAATCTTCTCCGCAACCTGTCCCCAAGAGGACAGCTCGAAATCATCATAGTCTTCATTGAATCGTCCCTCGTTGTCTGTCCAGTGCCTCGCAATGGAGATGATTCGTCGAACCATTATCGCACCAGTTTTGGTTTCAGTTCGCCTGCTAATCCCACGCATTTCGCCTATTAGGCAAACGGTATTTTCGGTGGGTGTCTGCGTTTGTGCTTCTGTTTCTATTTTCATTCAAAGATACAACCTAGTTCACGGTAACATTTCATGCGCTTTTTTGCGTGATACAATCCGATTGGGTGGAATTTGTCAGAAAAGTCCACGATTGTCGCACAGTTTTTAGTTTCAGTCTTCCGCAATGCTCGACTAGCACGTTGGATCGTCTTCTGAGAAGACCTGCCTCCGCTCACCATGATCAGTAATTCGACATTGGGAAGATCCAATCCCTCGTCGGCCAAGCTTGTTGCGATCATTGTCTTCAGCGTTCCAGCTTTGAATTCATCCATCGCGGCTTTGCGCTGCTTCTTCCCGATCTTGGAATGGACTAATCGAGAGCCTGGGATTCGCTTCTCGTAATCTTCCCCAAGCGTGATCCGAGGGATCAGGATTAGAGTCTGCATGTCTCCATGATCCATCGCGAATTGAATGGCGTACTTGTTTCGCTCGCGGTTCTGGCAGATGCCGATATCGACGATTGATTCCCAAGCACACATACGAGTCAGTTCCTCATCGGTGATCCGCATAAACTTTCTGCGAGCATCGAAGAGTCTCTTGATGTTTTCATCTATCTTCCGGTGGATGTTGAGATCCGTAGCGTTTGAGATGTGCAAGTAAGCGTCGGCCAATGAATCGCCAATGTCGCTTCGTTTGATTTCGTAGACTCGCTGGTTGAAGAGCATCTTCGTCACCGCATTGCGCTCGGGATCGTCTCCCCAAGGTGTTGCATCGAAGCCGTAGCGAACGCCTTTGCAGGACTCGATGATTTTACGCCAACTTACAGCAGGGCTATGTTTTGCCTCATCCACGATGAGCATATCCTTCTCACTGAAGTCAACGGACTCATGCGGACAACGGATCTCCACCGTCTCATCCGCGATCCCAGCGACCCTGAGAGATACCCTACCCTGCTGACAGGTCTCAATTGTTGGGGCTATCCAACCGAATTTCCATGCAGGATGCTTAATTGAGTAGTGCTTGATAATCGATGCGGCGATCCACGTTTTACCGCTTCCCGCCGGTGCGATTATTAGGCCATCGCTATGTTTGGCCCACTCCACTGCTTTCGCTTGGTATTCTCTCAGGATCATTGGCAATTAAGCGGTTAAATGCTTGCTGCTAATAGCCTTCTTCAAAGCTACCATCAACGCTTGCTTGGCGAAGAAACCGATCTTGATCCCATTTTGTTGACAGTATTGGATCACTTCAGAATGAGTATCCGAATCGATTGTGATCACTGTTTTAGATGCTTTATTGATTTGTTGTGCTTTTTGCTCTGTCATAATATTTTATCTTTTAACCCGAATTAGACCGATTTTTTTACCGTAATCTACAAGCCGTTTCGCGTCTTGAAGAATTACAAAGTTACAAACGTGCAGTTCATCTAGTTCCTTGCGCGTTATGGGGGCTGGCTTGT